ATGAGCGAGGACAAGCCCAAGGACGGCGGCGGCGCGAATGTGGTTCCCCTCGCTGTCAAGAGGATGGTGAAGGCTTCGAGGAATCCAAGCCGCGTCCTTTCCGGCGCTGCGCCTGACCGGGAAAGCGTGTTGCATGACCCGGACATTGACGATGGCGACATCATCGACCGCATGAACGATGAATTCGCCTTCGTCGTGATCGGCGGATCGGCGGCGGTGGCGTGGTTCGAGCCGGGGGCGCGGCCTGAAGACAGCTTGCGCCTGTTGAAGATCGGGGCCTTCGAGGGGCTCATGGGGCATCGGTGGACCACCTATGACGGGGCGGACGGCAAGCCCAAAACCGTGACATGGGCAAAGCGCTGGCTCGGGCATCCCGAACGGGCGACCTATCGGGGACTTGAATTCGTCCCCTCGCCAACGGGCGAGGAAGGGCGGGCGGGCTGGCTCAACCTCTGGCGCGGCTTCGCGGTGGAGCCGAAGGCGGGCGGATCATGGGCGATCTTCAGGGATCACCTGTTGAGCAATGTCTGCCAGGGCAATGAGGCGCACTTCCGCTGGCTCTTCGGATGGTTTGCCCAGATGGTGCAGCGGCCACGGGACAAGCCGGGCACGGCGGTGATCCTTCGCGGCGGACAGGGCGTCGGCAAGTCGATTGTGGGCGAGGTCTTCGGATCCTTGCTCGGGCCGCACTGGAAGTTGGTTGATACTGACCGGGGCGTGACCGGCAATTTCAATCAGCATTTGAGCGATTGCCTGCTTTTGCAGGCCGATGAGGCGGTTTGGGCCGGGAACAAGGACGCCGAGGGGCGGCTGAAGGGGCTGGTCACTGCCGGGCGGCAGATGGTGGAGGCAAAGGGGATCGATCCCGTCTGGCTTCCGAATCTGGTCCGGGTCTTCATGACCTCCAATTCCGACTATGTTGCGCCTGCCGGGAAAGATGAGCGGAGGTATTTCGTTCTCGATGTCGGCGATTCGGCGCAGCGCAACAGCGCATATTTCGGGGAAATGCTGGAAGAACTGGACGCGGGCGGGCGGGAAGCCTTGCTCCATGACCTGTTGACCTTTGATCTTTCAGCCGTTGACATTCGGGAAACGCCGAAGACCGAAGCATTGCGGGAACAGAAGATACACCACCTCGACCCGCTGGAAACCTGGTTGCTGGACCGGCTGAAGGCGGGCGCGCCAACGCGCAAGCATGACGGATGGCCGGAGCTTGTGCCGTGCGATGATCTTTATGATGACTACCTGACGGCTTCGGAGCGGGCAGGGTTTCGCCGGAAGCTCGGGCAGACGGCATTCGGACGGAAGCTGAAGGCTTTTATTCCAGGCTTGACCCGGCAGAGGGCAAGTGTGGCACAAGGGGATGCCATGAAGCGGCCTTACGTCTACTGGCTTCCGTCCTTGCAGCAATGCCGCGATGAATTCGACGCGGCCTTGCAGCAGCCGGGGGACTGGGATTCGCCCGATGATTAGGCGCAAGGTGGGACATTCGAGACATTTAGGACGTCTAAAAAGACAGGCGAAACAATCGCTTGTCCTGAATGTCCTAAATGTCCCTCCTGTTTTCCGAAGGTCCATGTGTGCGCGTGTGCGCCTGTGCACGGATACCCATAATTATATGGGACATATGGGACATTCAGGACAACGAATTGAAATTGCTTTGAAAAGTGACGTCCTGAATAACCCTGCAAGGTAGGGCGCATTCGGGACAGGTGGGACACGGGGGAAAAGGGCATGAGCAACCGAACGATTACCGCGACAATCCGGCTGGAAGCCATTCTCGGGCGTATGAAAGCCTTTGGCGACGTTAGCCGGAAGATGGAACAGGTTGACCGGGCGGCGAAGCGATACAACCGGACGCAGGGGGCCATTGCGCGCGGCGCGGCTGAAATGGGGATGGCCATAGGGCGCTTCGCGGGACCGGCTGCGCTGGCGGCGGGCTTTGCGGGCGCAACGCGGCAGGCGGCGGGTTTTGAAGACAGGCTCTTCGGGATCGAAAAGAAGTCCGGCGCGACGGCGGAACAGATGAAGACGATCCGGGCGGAAATCTTCGAGCTTTCCAAGGAACTGCCGGTGTCGATTGACGAGATCATGGCGGCTTTTGAGCGTGGCGCGGCGGCGGGCGTGCCGCTGGATGAGCTGAAGGAATTCGCGAAGCTGTCATCGGCGGTCGCCGATGCCTGGGACATGAGTTCCGAAGCTGTCGGCAATGCCTTCGCCGGTTTCGGGACGGGCCTTGGCATCGCGCGGCAGGACCTGGAAGGCTTCGCCGACGCGATCAACTACCTTGCGGACAAGGGCATTGCCGATGAGGCCGATATCGTCGGCTTTCTGGACCGTGTCGGGGCGTCGGCAACGAATTTCGGGCTGACCGCAAAGGACGCGGCGGCGCTCGGGACGGCGATGATCAACCTGAAAATGCCTGCCGAGGTGGCGGCGCGGGCGGCGGATACGCTCTTTGGCAAACTTGCCGCGCCGGAAAACCTGTCGGACAAGTCGCGCGAAGCACTGGAAGGCATTGTCGGCGACATCGAGAAATTCCAAGGCGTCATGCAGAAGGACGCCAAGAGCGGCCTGCTCTACTTCCTGGAACAGCTTGAGGGCATGACCGGACAACAGCGGACAAGCCTGCTCGGGGCGCTCATGGGCGAGGGCTTTGATGATGAAATCGCCCGGCTGGTCGGCGGGCTGGATGAGGTCCGGCGAAACATCAAGCTTGTGAGGGATGAAGCGGCTTATGACGGCTCCATAGCGGCTCTTAGCGAAAAGAAGCTGGAGAGCTTCAACAGCCAGCTTCAGCGGACGAAGAACATTTTTCAGGAACTGGCTGTCGAGGCCGGAAGCATCGCGTTGCCATGGATGGCCGACGGGCTGGAAGCCTTCAATGACCGGGCATCCTATGACACCGCGATCATGCGGGGCAACTCTGAGCTTGGGCGCAGCATGTGGGACCGGCTGAAATGGACGCTTTCAGCCTCGCAGGCGGAAAAGGACCGGGTGGCGATCATCGGGGGACACGCGGCGACATCGGCGGAAGAACAGGCGCGGTTTGACCGGGGGGCCATGGGCCTTGGCGGATCATCGAGCCGGGGCGGACGGCGGCGGCGCGAAGAGCCGGACGGGATCGTTTCGGCCATGCCGGTTGAAGGCGGGGCCTTCGGGGGCTTTGAGGCGCGGCTTGCGGGCGACCTGGATACCGCGCTTGCCGATGGCGGGCGCAAGGCGCGCGAAGAGATTGCCGAGGGTGGCAGGGCCATTGCCGAGGGTGGCAAGGCCATAGGACAGGCGGCGCAGGAAATCCGGGCGGCGGGCGACTATGCCGCGCAACGGATAAGCCAGGCGGTGCGCCATGCAGGCACGGCGGCAGGCCGTGCCGATGTCACAGGGCCGGGGGATCTGTAAATGTCACGCTTTGAAGTCAAGATCGACACGTCCGAACTTCGCGACCTTGAGAAGCGGCTTGCCAATGTGCCGAATGAAGTCAAGGTGAAGGCGTTTCACGCGGCGCGAAAACACGTTGCGAACAAGCTTCGCACACAGGTCGGGCGAAAGCTCGCCAAGTATACCCGGCTGAAATACGGCACGGTGCGGCCTTTGCTGCAATCGTCGGCATCCGGGGCCAATGCGCTGGAAGTCAAGGTCAAGAGCCGCTGGATAAGCCTGACAAAGCTTGATGGCACATACCAGAGCGATGAGGGCGTTGAGACCAAGCTCCACGGCTCTTACAAGTCGGCATTCATCGCGACCATGCGTTCAACGGGGCACAAGGGCGCGTTCCGGCGGCTGGAAGGCGACCAGCGTTTGCCGATTGGCGAGGTCTTCGGGCCGAACCCTGCCCATGCTGTCGGCAATGACAGGCACGGCGAATTCGCGAAGCTGGCCGAGGAGATGGCGGCGGAACTGATCCTGCCGCGCTATCTTCACGAGATAGAATTCCGGCTGGGGCGTCTGACCGGGGGCAGATGAAAAGGGACCTTATTTAGCAAGGGCCGCTATCGGGGCGGGACGACCCCGAAAAACCGCCAGTATTAGTGCGTTTTGCCTTTGGTTGTCACAGTTGTTGCCAATAAAAGAGGTTGCCAGAATGAGCGAAATTGATAGTCAAGGCGCGGTATGGGTGACGGCAGCCGAGATTGCAGCGCGTGACAACATAACGCCGGAGGCAGTATTAAAGCAGGTTCGCAAGATGATTAATCAAAATCATATTGAGGTTGAGCGGGACGCGCGGGGAAGAATAAAGCGATTTGACCTTGCCGGGTACGATTTATACAGGGAACGCTACGCGAACCCGGCGCAGACGGCGGCAAAAAGGCCGTTTTCCCCTGAAAAACCGACCCCTTCGGATGCCGATTCGGCGGATCAATCCTACGATGAGGCGCGGCGCCAGGCGCAATGGCTGGAAGTGCGCAAGAAGAAACTGGAAATGGCCGAAGCCGAGGGCAACCTGGTGCGGGCCGACAAGCTGGCCGATGCCGTCGAACTGATCGGCAAGGAAACACTGGCGACCTTGCAACGCTTGCCGAACAAGGCGGATGAGTTTTGCGAGGCTGTCGCGCGCGAAGGCGTGAGCGGGCTTCGGGCCGTGCTTCGCGGCGAAGTGCTGGCGATTGCGACGGCGCTTGCCGACCGGCTTTCGGAGATCGCGGCGAACGCGCCGCGTGAGGATCCTTCCCTCTTCGACGGTCAGGATTGAGGTTTTGCCAGGCGGACGCCGGGACCTCCTCCGTTTTCCTCGATGAACCGGACCCCGGCGGCTTCGAGGGCCGACCGGATCGCGGCAACGGTACGATCTTTCAACGGTTCGCCTTTTTCAAAACGCGATATTGTGTTTGTCGAGACGCTCGCCATTTCGGCTAGCTCCCTAACTCCAATTTCAATAGCGGCTCGGGCCATCCGGCATTGTGCAGGCGTCATTATTGCAACCATGTTGCAAAATCGCATTGACGTTGCGATTTTGGAGTGATATCGCTACACGGTAGCAAAAACGCTCCAATGTAGCAACAGGAGGCAAGCCATGCCCATGACCAGACGTGCCCTGACATTTGCCCTTCCGTCCGTCGCGGCCTTTCCCGTGCCTGCCAGTGCCGCACCTTCGCCCGTGGCGGCGATGGTGGAGCGATGGGAGCGGCTTGCTGATCGTGTCCTTGCGCTGTCGCAAGAGATCGGGCGCATTGAGCTTGCCATCCGCGCCGAATTCCGGCCGGGGGTGAAGGTAAACGGGCGGCTGTTCCGTTTCCGCCATGAGGCCGAGGATGGTCTTGGAACCCTTCGCCATGTCGGGCAGGCGGCGCGCCTGGACGGGATTCTCGCCGAACTGGACCGGCAGGACGCAGCCGAGGCGGAAGCGCTTCAGCGGGCCGGAATCGCGGAAATGGAAGCCGAACTGACTGCCCTTCAAGACGCCGAGACTGCCCTGGAAGACGCGATAGCGGCTGCGCCAGTGGAAACGCTGGCCGATGCGAGGGCAAAGGCCGATTTCGGAAGCCGTTTCCTCGAACGCCACGGGCAGCATTGGGACTTCACCGATTGGGCGCGGTTGCTCCTGAAGGAAATTGCATCCGCCTGACCTGTTAACACCCGGTTGCGTTCTCAAAAACATACACTACCGTTCATGGAATGTTCGCGGGCCGGTGCGGGGATCGCGGGTGCAGGCAACACTATATTTAGTGGTTCCGTTTTCGCCAATCACCATGGCATGTGTCAAAAGCAACAGGAGACAAGATCATGTTTACGACACCTGAAACCTTCACAGTCACGTTTTCCAATCCGGTTGTGATGGACTGTGAGGAAATCGAATCGCCTTCGCCATTGGCCGCGAAGGTGGATCGCTGGGAAACGCTTACCCAGCGTATCAGATTGCTCACGCTTCGAATGAATTTCCTTAAAATGGCTATCGATGTCGAACATATGCCGGGCGTCGTGGCTGGTGGGCATATCTTCCAGATATATGAGGATGCCGAATGGTCGCTTTCCTCCATGCGCCGTGCCGGGCGGCCAGGCGGCGCGTTCGCCGCGATCCTTGACGAACTGGACCGGCAGGCTGCGGCAGCGGCGGAAGCGCGGCGGCGGGCCGGATTCGCGGAAATGGAGCATGAAATTAATCGGCTGAGGTATGAAGAGAGGGCGGCTCTGGAAGCGGAGATTGAAGCCGCGCCGATGGAAACGCCTGCCGATGTGCGGGCGAAGGCTGATTACGGTTTCCGGTTGATTGTCTGGGAGGGTGACAACCCGAATTGCGCTGCCCGGGCTCATGAAATTCTCGGCGAAATCGCGAAGCCTGACCTGTTAACTCACAGTTGCGATCTCAAAAAGATGCACTAACGCTCACTGTATGTTCAATCGCCGGTGCGGGGCGATGGGGTGCGAAGAACACTATATTTAGTGGTTCCCCATTCGATTCCCTCACTGGCAAGTGTGCGGCGGCACAAGGGAAAGAAGAGGGTTTTTCCGCGATGAAGCCAGACCAATACGCCCGGCTTGCCGGGACAACGATGCATGTCATCAACGTTTGCAAGGGGCGCGGCTTTGTCCCCTTCCTGACGAAGCAATTCAACTACTACAGCGCATGGGACAGCTTTACCTACCGGCTGGCGCAGCATCTGGCCGGTTCGCCGGACGGGCTGTCGCTGAATCGGGGGGTTGCAGTCAAGACGGTGCGCGAATGCGCGCTGGACATCGTTGCCAGCCGTGACCGGCTGGAAGCCGGGGAGGAACTGCTTTTCGGGCGGATCACGCTTCGCGGTTTCCCGGCTGTTCCCTTTGTCGGCTCGCATGAGGAACTTGCCTTCCTCATGGAAAAGAAGGCCGGGCGCGGCCTGCACATCCAGCTTTCCAGCCTGACGGCCTGCTACCAGGCGTTTCTTGCCGCAGCCGAACGCATCGGCGCGCCTGTAGATGATCTCTGGCCGGAAGCTGAAACCATTCCCACTGCGCAAGAGGTGCAGGCGGAATATGCCCGCCCGCTTCGCGAAGCCGCATCGACAATCAACACAGTGAGGGCATGAAATGACCATGAAACCGATTCTCGAACCGGACGCCTTGCGGGAAGGCCGGCCGGAAGTGTGGGCGCTCATGAAAAATGGCGCGCCGGCGCTCATGACTGCCCTGGTGGGCGAACAGGCCATGCGCCAATATGAAGGCCGTTCAATCCGGGATGTCATGGCCTCGATGATGCCGGGCGGCACGTTTTCCCGGAATGCCGTCATGTCGGCGATGGGAACCGACGATTTCCGGAACCTGATTCAGGAAACCGTGAGCATTACCGCGCTGGCGGCTCATGCGCTTCACATGCCCGAGATTCTGAAGATCGGCATTGAGGTCTTCGACATCGACGATTTCCGGGAGCGGACGCGGGTCCGGATCACGGGCCTGGACAAGCTCCTTGAGAACCGTGAGCATCAGGAATTGGCCTACGGTGCGATTGACGCCATGGCCGAGGCATGGGCGGTATCCCGCTTCGGGCGGCTCTATGAGGTCACGGAAAATGCCATCGTCAATGACCAGACCGGGGCCCTTCTGAACATCGGATCGGCGGCGGGCGCGGCTGTGGCAAGCCTCAAGGGCAACACGCTGGCAAAGCTGGTCGATGACAACCCTGCCATGAAGGACGGCAAGCCTGTTTTCCATGCCGACCATGGCAACCTTGTGGAAGTCGTGACTCCGGTTGTCCTTGAGGGGAACCTGAAAGAGGCTGCGCTGAAGATGCGCAAGCAGACATTCGGCGAGGGCGACAACCTCCAGATCATCGACATTCGCCCGAAATACCTTCTGGTTCCGGCTGAACGTGAAGCCGAGGCGCTGAAGGCGGTTGCCAGTGTCACCGCGGGCAATACCGGCGACGTGAACCCCTTTGCCGGGCGGCTGGAAGTGGTGGTTGAACCCCGGCTGTCTGACCCTGACTCTTGGTATTTATTCTCCGATCCGGTCATGCATTCCGGCATCGAATACGGCTCGCTCTACGGCGACGGTTCCCCCCAGGTGGAAACCGGAAAACCGATCACGTCCTATTCAACGCACACCCGCGTCACCGCCTATTTCGGCGCGGGCTGGATCGATCATCGCGGGGCCGTGAAGGTCACGCAGATACCCGAGTGAGGATGAGACGATGAAGAACAAGCATCAAGACGGCTACGTGGTCGAGGTCACGGCACCGCATGACGTGGAATCCGGCGCGCCGGTGGGCATCGGCGCGGCGCTCTTCGGGGTGGCGGCAGGGGCGGCGCTGGCGGGTGAACGGCTCGCACTGGCTGTCTTCGGGGTCTTCCGGTTCCCCTCGACGGCCATCAAGACCGGGGTTTCCTTCGCGGCAGGCGACGTTGCCTACTACGATCCGGCGCTCAAGAAGCTGAGCAACGACAACACCAAGATGCGGGCGGGCATCGCCCTTGGCGGCGGGCTCTTCCGCATCGGCTGACAGGTTCCGGCGCGGGGTCAACACTTGGGTGTCTCCTACCCGCGCCGGATTTGCCGGGCTTCTCTGGCGGGTGGTCCCGGCAGCTTGGGGGGCAGCGATGATCGCCCGCTGTCCCCCATTTCCTCCAACACGTTTCCGGCTGACCGTGGATGAACCGGCAGCCGTGGAGGGGTGAACTGGCCAAGCCAATCGGCACCCCTCCAACCGGCAAGAGGCAACAGGATGGCAAATCGCGCTGCACCATTTACACAGGCCGATGTGACCCGCGCCGTAAAGGGCGCGATTGCGGCGGGGCTGAAGGTGCGCGAGGTCATCACGACGCTGGAAAGCATCCGCGTTGTCTGTGGCGAGGGCAAGGCCGAAAAGCCCGAGGCAAACCCGTGGGATGAGGCGCTTGATGGCTAGACGGCGAAACCCGTTTCCCGGTGTCACTGTCGCGACCGATCGGCACGGGCGGCGGCGCTACCGATTTCGCCTGAAGGGCAAGCCGTCCTGCTACCTGCCGGGCGAGTATGGATCGCCAGAGTTTCGCAAAGCCTATGAAGCCGCGATGAATGCGCGGCCTGCCATCGTTGACCCGGCGCGCCTGCCGGAACGGGGCACGTTTTCATGGCTCGCCATGCACTACCTTTCGACGCCGGATTTCCAGAAGATCGGGCCGGTCTACAAGCGCAGCCTTTCCCTTGAGATCGAGCGATTCCGGCGCGCCTACGGGCATTTGCCGTTCGCGGCCTTGAGGCCGGATCACGTTGAAAAGATCATCGCGCGAAAGGCCGAGACGCCTGCCGCTGCAAACAAGCTGCTGAAGCTGATACGGCGGCTTTGCCGGTTCGCCATCCGCAGGCAATGGCTGGCTTCCGATCCCACTGTCGGGGTGAAGCCCTACGCCACGAACCCGGACGGGTATTACACCTGGACGGAAGCCGACATCGCCCGCTTCGAGGCGCACCATGGGCAGGACAGCAAGGCCGTCCTTGCCATGCGGATCATGCTTTACACGGGCGCGGCGCGGCAGGACGCGGCGGCGATGGGCTGGCAGAACGTGAAGGGCGACCGGATCGAGTACAGGCGGCACAAGACGGGCGGCGATGTATCCTTGCGCCTGGAGCTCATGCCCGAGCTTGCCGAGGCGCTTTCCCGGACGCCGCGCGATGCCATGCTTTTCATAACCCACGGCAAGGGCAGGGGCTACAATCCGAACACCTTCGGGAACTGGTTCAAGGATCTTTGCCGGGCGGCCAGACTGCCAGCGAACGCCAATACCCACGGCTTGCGCAAGGCCGGTGCAACCCGGCTTGCCAATGCGGGGGCAACGGAATTCGAGATCATGGCTTTCCTTGGTCACAAGACGCCCGATGAGGCGCGGACCTATGTGAAGGCGGCGAACAGGCAAACCCTCGCCGATTCAGCGCTGACAAAGCGCCTTGGCATGTCCAACCCCGGAAAAAGGGTGGACATTATTTCTCGCAAGTCATTGAAAGAAAAGGGGAAATAAATGTCGATGGTACGCCCTACGGGACTCGAACCCGTGTTTCCGCCGTGAAAGGGCGGCGTCCTAGACCGCTAGACGAAGGGCGCGCTCAAGACGAGACGGCGTATAGAAAGATTCCGGGCGGTGGGCAACCCCTGTTGATGCGGATTGCGAAAAAAAGTTCCCCGCATGCCGATGCCAGCGGCGGTTTCAGGAACGGGGCATGGAAAGCGGCAGGCGGGGATCCTGTTCGATTGCCTCAGCGCGCCTGCATTTCAGGTGCTTCCAGCAGTTTTCTCATGCCGATTCGAGCAAGGCCGCCAGGCGCGGCAGCCGCGTTCACGCCACGGGGACCTGGAAAGTCTTGCGCAATGCCGATCGATCTATTTGCGCTTGCGGGACGAACGGCGGCAGCGCCAGTTCCAGTCGCGTTCCGGGCCGATATCCACATGCACCGACTGGGTGTGGCAATAGGTGCCGACACCGCCGCGCCCCGGCATGGAGCGCAGATATTTTGCCAGATCCCATTTGGAGACACCGGCGACCTGGATGTCGGCGGCCGCGCAATACATGTGCAGGGAATTCTTCGCGCCGCGCGCGCGCCTGTTGCGCTTCGGACTGCGGTAACCGGACGTGACGACGACCTTCTGGCCGTAGTGGCGTTCCAGGGTCTTCAGGACGCGGACGAGCTGTGGCTTGAGGCAGGCGACGTCGACGTCGGCGGTCTGCACGGCCAGCCCGTTCGGTGCGAGGCGCGCCAGGCCCGTGACCGATGCCACGCGCACCGGCCGGTCATCGGCTTCGTTGATATCGACGTCGCTGTCGTCATAACCGCCGGACTTGCGCGTGATCTCGAAGAGCGATTCCGCGCGCACGCCGGGCAGTGCCGTCAGGCTGCCGGTGGCGCCTGCGGGAAGGTCGGAGGTCAGGGATGCGGTCCGCACGGCCTTGCGCGCCGTCACCGCCGGTTTCGGCGCGGCAGCCGGGACACGGCCGCGCCCTGTATCGGCCAGGGCCATTGCCGGGCGGGGCGGTTGCGTTGAAAACAGCGAGGACAGGAAGCCCCGTTTCTCGATCTGTGGCGCGGCGGAGGCAACCTGGACGGGCCGGGATTGGGCCGCGGCAGAAGGTGTCGCAGCCTCTGCCACTGCCCCGCTTCCAGGCCGTGGCGCGGCGCTTGGCACCGGCCCCGCCGCCTGGGCCACACGGGCCGATGCGATTGCGCTTTCGGCCGATTGCGATGTGGATTCGTCGATTGTTTCGCCCGAACCCGGCAGTGCCGCGGAGGCTGCCGCCATTTCGACGTCCGTTCCGGTTTCGCCTTGATCGCCGTCCTGGCCATCGCCGGAGGCGCTGGTTTCGGTGATGGCTTCATTGCCAGCTCCGACAGGCTGGCCGGTGGCGATATCGCCGCCGTCTTGGCTGACCGGTTCGAAAGCGGCGGCGTCGCCCTGCGCCGGTCCGGTTCCCAGTGACGCCTGGGATGCCACGTCGGCCAGCGCGATTTCCAT